CAGAGATGGTGAGAAACATCGGAACCCCGTTGGGCAAAACGGGTGATCGTGGTAACAGACTCTCGTATGAGGTCAGTACCAACCATGATCAAAATTTGCAACGCAGGAGTGATCCATTCGTCTTTCGACTATTGGGTACACCCTAGGCCCTCTTATGTTGCGTGAGTTATACATTGGACTTAGTTGTTCTTTGTTTTGCTTGCGTGATATCTTCCTAGACCCCGTTTTCGCGTTCGTGTAAATGTTGTGTCCCTACCACCATTCAGCTATGCTGATGGCCGGTACCCGTAAAGGCTTCGACTTTCGTCGGAGGTGTCCTCTTTACTCGTTTTCGCGTTCGTTGTCAGGCGCTTATCAGCCTGCATTGTTTATTCTTTTGTCCATGCATAGTTCCACTTTATTCTTAGTGGCTTTTGTGATAACTTTACAATACTTGTTTATTTCTTTTTGAAGTTTTCTTGTTTTTGTTTTGTTTTGTTGTTTTTGTATTACTGTTTGTGATTACATTTCTGTATCCCAACCCACATCCCCATGTTCTCTCATCCACTGCCACTGCCAGTTCAAGTACTCGAACTCCTCCTTATGCCTCGCGTCTTGGAGGTCGTCATACAGCTTTTCGAAGGTCTCTTCGTCGTCCGCAAGGGCGGCGTTAAGGTTCCAAAAGTCTAACTTCTTCTCGTCTGAAGGAAGGTAACTCTCCCACATCTGTCGTCGTTCGATTTTATCGAGTGACATGGGTTTGCAGAGTCTCTTCTCCCAACGTCGAGGGTTGTAAACTTTACGATTCTTCCGAATTGCTGCATTACGTCTGTGTTCTTGTCCTTCTGCGCTCTCTGAGTCGTAGAGGTCCTGCAGTCGCACGTTGCTGTCAAACAGCAGAGAGATGCTTTTGTACCCGACGTAAGAGTCGAACACCGGTACTCCGAGGTTGTACTCAGTGACCTTCAACGGTTTTGGACATCTGGCTGTTGCCAGTTTTCTGATCCGCCATGATGGCACTGCGGTTCCAATGTCTTCAACTCTGTCTCCTTCGTCTGAGGAATTTAAAACTCCTTGGGCGATGCGTAGATCGAGATCTGATGGCGTGCACCTCGCGACACCCGGAAAGTAGATTCCCGCGCCGCCAAGCCATGTAGGAATATGCCACGGCAATCCCATCTCGACAAGAGCCTTACGGTTCTTTTCGAGGTAGATATCCGCTAATATTTCTCGCATGTGCTCGGGCGATTGTCGCATCAAATCCTTAAATCGCATGTGTGGCATTTCTCGTGATGAGGATGTGTTGTCAAAGCGTTCCTGAACAAGGCCTGATCTTTTTAGACCCTTCAGCAATCCGAAGTTTACGAATTTGGCTTCTCGGAATTCACCATTCAACCTCACAAAATTTGTGGAGTTGATTTGTGCGAATTCGGCAGACACGAAGGTCTTACCAACTGATTCTTCCAGTCCGACAAAGGCGGTGATCGCTTTCCAAAAGGCATAATAGCCCTTGGGAGCGCGAACCACTATGTCGTCACCGTTGATCAGCATCGGGCAGTCTTTCAAGGCTACTGGGTAGCCAATGGTACATTCGTAAGCGTATCGGGCCATCGCGGCATTCAGAACGCACAACACAGGAAAGGAAGTCACAGAACCCATCAATTGTCCACGTGTTTGTTCACGTACATCTGTCTCGTCTTTAGGATTTTGTATGTAAAATTGCGTTAATGACTCTTTAAAGAGCGTTCGCATTTCCACATCCAAATCTAAACAGTCGGACATTGCATCGCAAACCATCTCGGAATAGGCAGAGTAAATATTGTCTGTAGCGGCTTTGTAGTCGCCAGATAAGTACTCTTCCCATTTACCTAGAGGTCCTAACACTGTGTTCATAATGTTTTCTGTAACTGGAGTCCCCGTCAACATAAACGTCGGGTGTGCTCTCATCTTTTTATGTAATCTTTTTTGTACAGCTTGTAGAACAAAGCTTCGCGCTGGCATTGATTTTGTGATGACCCTGACCTTTAAGGCCTCGGGCAGACCAACCATGCTCGCCACGTTTAACTCCTTCTGCGCTTTTTTACGCAGGTAGTAAGTCAACTGTCTGAATCTTCCTCGCAATTCTTCTTGCTCTAAGTCTGGGTTCACCGCCACTGCCGCTACTCTTCCAATTTCTGTCGAAGGTGTCATAAAGACATTTCCCTCAGCATCAATGGATGTGGTAGGTAGTGGGTGCTCATAGATCGGCATGTCGAATCCTCGCGATTCATCTTCTTCAATTGTCTCAGCTACTGGGATTTTAACCTGGATAGCATTTATGTCTTTCTCCCGTGGTCCTCCTGGGGTCCGGAATTCATTCAAAATAAAACCGTTTTCTTCAAATAGCGCCCCCAATCCACCCAGCTTCGTTCGCGACTGGATGTAATTGGCTGAAGTCGAAGGCAAGTAGGGACTGATTTCATGCGTCGCAGATTCCAAGGGAATTTTTCCAAGGACTTCTGTACACGTGCGATAAATCTCTCGTCTTGCGTCCTCTTCTGTGAAGACTTTCTGAAACCCAACTTGCTCCGGGTAACTCTTTAGGTTAGCAAACTGACTGAAATACGTCTTAATTTTCATCGCCTTATCGGCTAGAAATTTTCGAGGTAATTCCTTCGGCAGGCTATCGCCATCGAGGTACTCCGGGCCGTCTTCGGGTAAAGTTACTTCAGTGGGCCTTTTTACTTCATCGGTTAATGCAGCAAACGACTTTTTCATTTGTATTTCAACATCTTCTTTTCCTGGGCGAGGGGCTCCTTTCTTGAGGCCGATATTAATCGTACTCGTGATCGAGAACTTCTCCAGGGGATCTGCGTTCTTTACGTAACTAGCGAACCACCGTCCTACGTCGCCGCATAGGAGTAGGTTGGCGTGGTCTTCAACCGCGAATGGCTTGGGCGGTAGGATATTTCCTATCGACCATGACATAAACGCGGCCAACTTCCACTTGCTGACAGACATCCAACACCGGTCGACGGCATCAGACATCGGTACGCTCGTTTTTTGAGCAGTCGATTCGCACAGATCTTTCCAATGTTCTACACTCTTAATCAAACTTTTTAATACTTTTTCTTCCCGTTCCGGC